CTACCTGAGCGAGGAAGAGATCAAGCGCATCGACGGGCGCGCGCTCGAAGAGCTCTACCCGCGCGTGAACAAGAAGCAGGCGCGCGCTCTCGAGGCCGCCTACCGCGCAATGGACACCGCCGAGACCGGCTTCGGTTCGCAGCTCGTCGGCGCGCAGTACGTCGGCGATTTGTGGGAAGCCGCCCGCCCGGACTCCCGCGTCTTCAACCTCATCGACACCTTCGAGATGACCGCGCCGACCGCGTACCTGCCGGTCGAGGTGGACATCCCGGAAGTGCTCCTCGTCAGCGAGAACACCGCGAACAACGCGAGCAACTACACGACCACGAAGACGGGCTCGCAGCGCGTCGCGGTGTCGGCGTCGAAGTTCGTCATCCACCAGATGTGGAGCGGTGAGCTCGAAGAGGACAGCATCATCCCGTTCGTCCCGTTCCTGCGCGCGCAGGCGGCGAAGGCGATCGCCCACTACTCCGATAGCCTCGTCCTCAACGGCGACACCACGAACGCGGGCACCGGCAACATCAACCTCGACGACGCCGATCCCGCCGACACGAAGCACTACCTTGCGTTCGACGGCATCCGCCACGCGGCGATCGTGGACAACACCGCGAACCTCCTCGACGCCGCCGGTGCGCTCGCGTTCACCGACCTGCGCGACGTTCGCGGTCTGCTCCTCGACCCGACCCGCCTGACCGACTGGGGTCACCCGACCGACATGAACGACCTGGTCTACGTCGCGGACCCGCAGACGGCGGACCACATCGCGACGTTCGACGAGGTCATCACCGCTCGCCAGTACGGCGCGGGCATCAATGCCGACCTCCTCAACGGCGAGGTCGGTCGCATCATCGGGCACCCGGTGGTCGCGTCGATGGCGGTGTCGAAGACCGAAGCCGACGGCAAGGTCTCGACGACCGGCGCGAACAACACGAAGGGGCAGGTCGTGGTGTTCAACCGCCGCGGCTTCAAGGCGGGCTGGCGTCGTCGCGTGCGCGTCGAGGTCGAGCGCATCCCGGCGACCGACCAGACCCGCATCGTCTACTCGATGCGCATGGGCTTCGGCCGCTTCACCCCGACGGGTGCGGCCTCCGGCATCGAGTGCGCGGCGGTTATCTACAACATCGCCCTCTAGCACACTGACCGGGCTCGGGGGGCCCCCCCCGGCCCCTCGCCCGTAGGAGGGTTGCTGTGGTCATTACACGAGATATGAGCAAGGGTCAGCTCGTCGCCCTCGCGTTCGGACAGGATGCGGTCGCCGCGTCGCAGACCCACGTCCAGCTCCCGGTCGCGATGGCCGAGGCGTCGATGGTCGTCACCGGCTACGTCGCGCCGTGGGCCGGTCGCGTGGTCGCCGTCGCCGCGTCGCTGTCGGCTGCCGCGACGGCGGGAACGCTCACCGTCGGCGCGACGTTCGGCGGGACCGAAGACGCGGACACGACGATGACGATCGCGACCGAGACCGAGAAGTCGATCCGGGTCCTCCGCACCGCTGCCGAGTTCGCGGCGGGTGCGGTGATCGGCTGCGAGATCACGTCGAGCGCGTCCTGGGACGGCACGACCGCCGACCTCGCCGCGCAGATCTACGTCGTCTACGACGTGGAAGGCATCTAATGCAGATCACCGGCGGCGCGTCTCGTGGGCAGATGGTGACGCTACTCTTCTCTGCGAAGAACCTTTCGCACGGGGTAGCCGATCAGCAGATGCACACGACCGTTACGGACGCGGAAATCTTCGGATATACCGCGCCGTGGCGGGGGCGCGTCGTCGCGATCGTCTACGACCTTCACGGCGCGATCTCGACGGGGTCGATGACGATCGGCGTGACGTTCGAGGGGGCCGAGGACACCGACACGACGATCACGGTCCCGGCGGGATCGACGCGGTCCTACTATCGCGTGCCGCGGTGGCGGACGAAGTTCGAGCCGGGGACGCTGATCGGGGCGGAGTACACGACGACGGGCAACTTCTCCGGCAATAGCACGGACATCCTCGTCACGGTGTACGTCGTCTACGACATCGGAGAGATCTAATGCAGTACCGCGTGAACCACCGATACAAGTCGCCGGGCATCTCCCTCGAAGCGGGCACCGTTGTCGATCTCGACGAGGAGACGGCGGCGTTCCTCGAGCGCGACTCGCCCGGGGTCCTCTCGCCGGTGGTCGCTGCGCGGGACGTTGCCGAGCCGATGCAGACGCGACAGGTGACGGCTCCGACCGCTCGCCGGTCGCGGACGACCACGGGAGGCTAGCCGGTGGCGGACTACGCGACGCTCGCCCAGGTGAAGGCCCGGCTCTCGCGGACGGACGATCGCGACGACGCGACGATCACCGCGCTGATCACCGCTGCCTCTCGCATGGTCGAAGAGATGACGAACCGGAGGTTTGACCAGACGACGGAGACGCGCTACTTCACGCCGTCCGGGACGTACTGGACATGGATCGACGACCTCGTCTCGGTGACGAGCGTCGCGACCGACATCGACGGCAACCGCACCTATACCGAGGTGTGGACGGCGAACGACTACGAGCTCGAGCCGGTGAACGCCGCCGGGCGGAGCTGGCCATACACGACGCTCGCGATCACTCCGCAGGGGACGCGCTCGTTCCCGGTGCTTCGGCGCGGGGTCCGCATCGCGGGGGTCTGGGGCTGGCCCGCTGTCCCGCAGCCGGTGACCGAGGCGACGATCCTCATGGTCATCCGGCTGTTCAAGCGCACAGACGCGCCGTTCGGGATCGTCGGCTCGACGGACCTCGGCAACGTCGCGACGCTCCCGCGCGTCGATCCCGACATCGCCGCGATGCTTGCGCCGTACCGCCGCATGATCCTGGAGCCGATCTAGTGGCGGGGGAGTTCGAGGTCCGGATCGAGATCGAGGGACTCGACAAGCTCAAGAGCAAGCTGAAGAGCAAGACCGCCGCCGGTCCGGCTCGACGGTTCCTTACCCGGTCCGGGAACGAGATTATCGCGAAGGCGAAGCCGCTCACGCCGGTCAACACCGGGACGCTCCGCCGGAGCATCGACAAAGAGGTCGCCGGAGACACCCCGATCCCGACTTTCGTCAAAGTCGGCACGAACGTCGAGTATGCGCCGTTCGTCGAGTTCGGTCGCGACCCAGGAGAGCGTCCTCCATACGATGCGATTTCATGGTGGTATCGTCGGAAGAGGGGCCTCGCGCCAGACGCTAACATTTTCGCGGCGGTGACGGCGATTCAGGACAAGATCGAGCGCGTCGGCATCAAGGAAAAGCCATTCCTCCGCGACGGATTCGAGCAGGCGGTCCCGATGATCCAGCGGCACGTCTACACGTTCGCGGACGAGCTCGAGGAGGCCTACAAGCGTGGCAGTTCCTGACATCATCCGCGAGGTCGTCGCGACGGTCCGCTCCCTCCCGCTCCTCGGCACCGCCTACGACGCGCCGGTCGATCAGGTCTACGGACCGTGGCCCGCGATCGTCGCCTACCCCGAAGGCGGCACCGTCCGCCTCGCGACCACGCACACGGCGCACGCTCGCCCGGGGACGTGGGGCGTTCACACGATCAGCATCCGCATCCACTGGCCCCGCAAGGACCTCGAGTTCGACACCGAGCGCATCCTCGGGTTCGCCGACGCGATCCCGGCGGCCCTCATGGCGAGCTTTATCCGCGACCGCTTCGGCGGGACGGTCGTCGCCCTGGGCGATGCGCGATCGCCCGGAGCGTCGGGGGCGATCCGTTACGAGTTCGGCGACGGGAACTACGGCGGCGTCGATACGCTCGCGTTCGGGTTCTCGTTCGACGTGACCACCGAGTACGCGGTGGAGGAGGCTATCCCATGATCGAGCCCACGACCTACGACTGGCGGGGCGTGCTCCGCTACAGCTGTCCGCTCTGCGCGTTCGACACCGGCGATCAGGAGACGGCGCGCGACCACGTCTTGTGGCGGCACCGTCTCGAGACGAAGCCCGCGCCGGTCGTCGCCGACCCCGCGCCGGCGAAGGCGAAGCGCAAGCCGGAGCCCGAGCCCGTCGTCGAGGAACCGTCCTTCGGTGAGCGCATCGCCGCGCTCGAGACAGGAGAGTAAGACATGCCGCGCGTCACCCTCACCCGCACGAACAGCCCGGGACCGAACCCGTCCGCCGGGGTCGCTGTCACGATGACGGCGGCGGACACGACCAACTTCGAGCAGTTCGCGCTGACCGGTCGCGAGGTCCTCATCGTCCACAACACCGGGGCGAGCTCCTACACCTACACGATCACGTCGGTCGCCGACCCCTACGGGCGGACCGGCGACATCACGACCCAGTCGATCGCCGCCGGGGCGATCCACACCCTCGGCCCCTTCGGGCTCGCCGGGTGGCAGCAGACCGACGGACGGCTTTATCTGCAAGCGTCGAACACCGCGGTGAAGTTCGGGGTGATTGCACTCCCGTAGTAGACTAGAGGAGCGGGGCGTCCCGCTCGGGAGGAAAACGACATGCCCAGTGGTGCTCTTTCGTCCTTCGGGACGCTGCTCAAGATCGGCAACGGCGGCTCGCCGACCGAGACGTTCACGACGATCGCCGAGGTCCGGGACATCTCCGGCTTCGCGTTCGCCCTCGCGACCGAGGACGTGACGAATCACGACTCCGCCGGGTGGCGCGAGCACATCCCGACGATCATCGAGGCGGGCGAGGTCACGTTCGACATCAACTTCAAGGGCGACGCGACCCAGGGGTTCGGCTCCGGATCGCTCTACGACGACATGGTCGACAAGACGAAGCGCAACTTCCAGCTCGTGCTCCCGACCGGCGTCGGCTCGGCGAACGACACCGCAGCGTTCGCCGCCTACGTCACCGGGTTCGAGCTCTCGGCTCCGGTCGAGGGCGTGCTGTCCGCTGCGCTCACTCTGCAGGTAACCGGCGCGGTGACCTGGGCCTAGTTCACGTTCGCCGGTCGGTGACCAGCGAGAGGAGTAACCCGTGACGCTACTCACGCGCGAGGCGATCTTCGCGACCCGCCGCTCGAAGACGAAGGCCGTCGCCGTCCCGGAGTGGGGCGGCGACGTGCTGGTCCGACCGCTGACGGCGGGCGAGGTGCAGGGGATGTCGGAAGTTTTCGCTTCCGGCGACCGT